TCATACCGATACCGAGATCGTTGCCTTTGGCCCGGGACCAAAACGCGACGACACCTGTGCGACTTCGAATTCCACACTCCCTGCGATCCCGTCCTCGGCTTGCATGTCCGACGTATAGGTCCAGGCTGACGTTCCGACCTCGACCTCGCGCAGCAGTGCCCCCTCAGACACGACCCCGATGCGATATGCCTCGGTATCCTCCCCCAAGGGGATGTCCGGCAAATCCCAGCCGTCCGCCTCGATCCGCGCGCGACGCACCCAGCGGACCGCGAGACCCGCCGCGTCGCGTTCAACGGACAGATGCACCGGGCTGTACGGCCGCAATCCAATTCCCGTGAACGCATGCAGGCTATGTCCATACGCCGCGTGATCATAAGGCTTGTCGGCAGGCCCGATCCGGAAATGCCGCTCCTGTCCCCTCAGCGCCAAGGACAGGTCGATCTGGCGCGGCGTGCCGTCCAGCAAGACGAAATAGGCTCCGGGGGGCAAATTCTCGGGCATCAGGGCATCCGTACCGACCTGTCCGCGCAATAGCTGGCCCAGACGCCACAGCCCGTCCCCGATCAACGTGGCGGTCCGGAACTGGAATACCTCCCACTGATCCGGCTCACCGGTGCCGACGGCGGCCAGGTTTGCGCCGCCCAGCAGCCCCGTCTCGGACACCGACGCCAGAGTACCGCTGGTCAAGGCCACTTCGATCTGCGTGCCGAGATCGATCAATCCTGCACGTGCCCGGGGCACCGCGGTCATTGTCACGCCGATGGTCGAAGCCGTCGCGATCAGCGTGTTCAGCACATAGCCCGCATCCTCGGCCGCGTCATACACCGCCACATCGCCCGGCCAGGGATCGGCCGTCACCGCCAGATGCGGCGCATGGGGCAGCTCGTCGCCCCGGATCAGCGGCAGGTCGAGGAAAAGCGGGAGAACAGGCCCACTTGCCACGAACCGCCGCGACGGTGTCGGATCGTCGGGAAAATCCGCCGGATGGTACACCTCCGGTTCGACTCGCACCGCGTCGATCAGCTGATGCGTCGTCTGCTCCACCCGGTCGATGCGCACGGTCATGTCGCCGGCCTCATTCGGCAGCCGAACGACATCACCTGCGCCCAGCGCACTTTGCGACAGCGGCAAGGCAAAGCGCACAGCATCTCGCGACACCCGCGCTTCGCTCAGCCAGCGCTCGACCGCCTGCCGCCCCTCGGGCCGCGTCAACAAGAGCGGCACCTCGCTTTCGGCTACGGCGTGCGTGTCTTCGTCCGGAAGCACGGATTCCTCGGCAATATTGCGATAATCGCCATCCGCCTCGACAAAATTCAACCGCACCCGGCCCGACATCTCGGCCTCGGAGCTGCGCGATTGCGTGATCTCGCTGCCAAGCTCGGGATGTTGCGCCAACTGCGCCATGTCGAGGGAAACCGCCCGCGCCCCGTCGCGATTGCGGAACACCAGCACCCCGTCCCGTTCGATCGCATCGAACCCGTAGGCGATCATCAGCGGCTGCAAAGCCCGCCGCGCATCCGCCACATCCGGCGCGAGATAGCCGCGCACAAACCCGTACAGCGCGCTGACGTCATAATCGCGCAGCCCCGACCGTTCGCAGATCTCGGCGACGACAGACGCCAGCGTCCGCCCCGACACACGCCCGTTGATCCAGTGGCCGCGCCGGTAGTTCGGCCCATCCGACCACATCTCGTCCACATTGGGAAACCACGGATAAGGCCGCGCATCCCAGGCCCAGACAAATACCCGCCCCATGTCGATCATCGGGTCGCCATAGAGACCGGACACAGGGTTATGCGCCGGATCCCCCCAATACGACAGCATCGCGCGCAGGTATTGGTGCTGGATCAATTCGTCTCGCAACCCGTTGGAATAAGACGGCAATGTGCTCTCGGAGCTCTTGGGATCAAGAAACTTGTTCGGCTCGTTCGTCGCCTTGTTGACGGCCGCGCAGCCGATCTCCGTGAACCAGACCGGCTTGCTTTCCGGCACCCACTCCGTTGAAGCCGCTTGCCGGACCCCGCCGATCCGGTTGTGATGCGGCTGCGACCACCAGTTGCGGATGTCCTTGTAGCGGTACACCCAAGGCTCGCCATGGGCGCCGTCGGTGATCGGCTCCCGCGCCTGCAGATCGCGCGCCTCCTGCGACGGATAATACCAGTCATAGCCCTCGCCACCGGCGACATTCGCCCGCAGGTATTCAAGGTTGTAGATCGCCCCCCAACCCGCATCGGCATGGTCTTCGCCATCCCGCCAATCCGAAAGCCGCATGTAATTGTCGATCCCGATAAAATCGATATTCGGATCGGCCCAAAGCGGGTCGAGGTGGAAATACACGTCGCCGCTGCCATCCTGCGGATGATACCCGAAATATTCCGACCAGTCGGCGGCATATCCGATCTTCACTTCCGGCCCGAGGATCGCGCGACACTCCGCCGCCAGCACCCGCAGCGCCTCGACCGCCGGAAAACCGGACGCGCCGCGCAACTGGGTCAGGCTGCGCATCTCCGACCCGATGCAAAACGCGCTGACACCTCCTGCCACCGCACAAAGATGGGCCTGATGCAGGATGAACCGCCGATAGCCCCACTCCGCCTCCGGCCCGGAATAGACGATCGCCCCGTCCTCGATTGCAAAATCCGAAACCAAGGCAGCCCCGAAGAACGCCGCCACCTCGTCATCGATCATGCTGGTCCCGGTCAAATCCCCCACCTGCCCCGGTGCCACGCTTGCCGTGATCCGGCCCCGCCAAGGCAGCTTGGGTTGGCCCACTTCTCCGGTCCAGGGATCGGGCAACACATTGCCCGGCATCTGCTCCATCAGGATGAACGGGTAATAAAGAACCTCCACCCCCTTGGCCGTCATGTCGCGGATCGCCTGCACCACCGACGCGTCGCAGGGCGTGCCGCCATAGACCGGACGGCCTTCGTCCACCGGCACCACATCTGCATCAACCCGCGCCAAACCGCTGACCCTCCAAGGCATCTCGGCTGAATCCAGTGTCGTCTGTTCGACCTTCGGCTGGATCACACAATCGCCACACCGCAGGTCGCTGCCGAACCAGCTCACCACCAGCGACGCGGCCCCGCAATCGGGCACCTCGTCCTGGAGATGCCTGAGCGAAGTGACGAAGTCCGGCCGGTCCGACGGGCTGTTCACGTTGACGACGCTGGACTTGCCCGCGCCACCGTCCAAAGCCACCGCCTCGGTCGCCAATGAATACTCCCCCGTGCCCGGGATCATCGCCACCGCGCGAATGTTGAACGGCACATCCTCGGGATCGTCCTGCACCGGCCGCGTCACCTCGAAGGAAAACTGCGGCACCCGGTTGCCGAACCTCTCCAGATCGAGGTCCTCGAACACCACGTAGGCGGTTCCGCGATAGGCAGGCACTGTACCCGCTCCCTCGACCGCCTCCATCTTTGGATCGGGCAACTGGTCGCGCGACCCCGGATACATCCGCATGTTCACATCATAGACCGAGATCTCGGCCCCATCGGCCCAGATCCGGTTCACGCTGGTGATCTCACCTTCACACAGCGCCACCGCCAGGCTGACCGAATAGCTGTATTCCTTGATCTTCGGCTGTTGCGACAACCCCTTGCCGCCACCCGAGGTCGATACGGCCTCCTTGAACTGCGTCGCCCAGATGATGTGCCCGCCGACCCGCATGCGTCCGTAAATCTGCGGGATCGGCTGACCTTCGCCCGCCGTGCTCAACCGCAGACGGTCCAGCCGCCCGGTCTCGATCGTGCGTCCCCCGGCCCCGAGGATGCGCTGGTCGATGGCCCGACCAAGCGTCGCGCCTGCGAACCGGCCCACCGCCGTCATCGACAGGCCAAGCACCGATCCGCCAAGGCTGCCGCCCAGCGCCGCGCCCGCCGCAGAAAGAACCAGAGTTGCCATGAGAATTATCCTTCCTGAAGGGCCGGGAACCCGAACCGCGCCACGATGCGCCGCTGCCACGGCGCGCTGAGCGACGTTTCCAGGACCCCGTGCCCGGAATAGGCGTGCACGAAGCTTGCGAACTCACCGACACGCGCCTGAAGCCCCAAATGTTTCGCAACACCGCGATCCCGCATCCGAAACAGGATCACATCGCCCCGCGCGTCGTCATCCACGGGTTTGCTCACCATCACCGCGCTCAACCCGCGCCACAGCGCTTCGTCGCCCTGCGGTTCCGACCAATCCGGGGTGTAGGCCGGCACATCGCCCGGCTCCGCGCCGTACAATCCACGCCAAACCCCACGCAGAAGCCCCAGACAATCCGCGCCCGCTCCGCGCAAGCTTGCTTGATGCACGTAAGGCGTCCCGATCCAGCGCCGCGCCTCGGCCACGATGACATCCCCCGTCATCGCAGGCTCCCACCACCGCGTGACCGGGTGGCCGTCGGATGGATCAAGACCCACTCCTCCTGCGGAATGTCCGGAAACCCCTGAAAATTCACCACGTTGTCGAACTTGGCGCGACAGGTCTCGAACCGCTTGTCACACCCCACGATCAGTTTGACCCGATCTCCGACAGCCACCGCAGCCCGTAATGGTTCCCACAGATCAACCGCGCGCGCGCCATCCTCGAACAGCACATCGCGCTTGATCGCTGCCCACAAGCCTTCGGCAGAGCCATCCAAGACCGTCAAACGCCCCCGCTGGAACCACGCAGCTTCGAACCCCGACGCTCCGGCCAAAATCAGCGCACCCTGATCGCTGACCTCGGTCACGATGGCCTCGGCCCACATTCCCTCCGCCTCGGTATCCACCCCGCAGGCCGCATCGCCCAGCACCGCCAAACATGGCGCCTGGTAAACACGTCCCACAGGCCGGTTGAGCCATTCCGTCAGCCCCCGCAACTCTGCCGTGAACGCGCCACCGCTCCGCGTGATCTCACCCAGCGATCCCCGAAACAGCACCTTGCGCGCCGTTACATCCGCCCAGTTGACCAGCCATGCCGTCACCTCGGCCCCGTCAAAGCGCCCGGCAGCGATATCCGCCTCGGTTACGCTGGCATCGGACAGCGCGCCAACCGCTTCGGAATTGTCCACCGCAAGCCCCGTCCCCTGCTGCACCGCTGCGGCACTCATTCCGGTATCGGCGCGAAACACCAAGCCGTCAAAGCTCAGGTCAAGATCGTGATCGGTAAACCCGAACCGCCGCCCATCCTTGCGCCGGACCTCCCAGGCCCGCGCAACCGTCGTGACCCCGATGGCCAGATGCGCGCCCAGCGCCTCTGCGCCACTCATACGCGCAGCTCCACCACCGGCACATCCGGCACCTCACCCGCCTGAAACGTCGCCGCACTGGTCTGGATGCAATCCGTGTCAAAGCGCACCGGCACGTCGAATTCGAACCCTGCGGTCACCGACACACCCGATGCAGGTGCCGCAAAGAACGACACGACACCTGTCGCCGCATCAACCGCAAAATCCGCCCCCTCGACCTGAAGCACCCCGCCCAAGGCAACGATAACGCTGCCCGCAACTGGCTTGGCCACTGGGCGCAGATACACCGCATCTCCCGACACATAGGCCTTTCGCAACGCAAACTCGGTGACCAAACCATCCCCAGTCCCAATCACCTGATCCGTGGCCGACACCTGCGCCGAAGGCTTGCACGACTTGAAATCCGCCCAGTCCTTCCAGCGAAACCCGTACATCTGCCCGCGTCGCGCCTCGAAAAACGCGATCAGCGTGTCGATGTCGTCCATCGACCGCAGCCCGATCCCCGCATCATACCGCCTGCTCGAATGTGCCCAGGGCGTGTTGCGCTCCTCGAACCCGCTGGCCAGAGTGACCACGTCCGTCCGCCGCTCCGGCCCGCCAATGGAGCCGAAACTCAGCGCCGTCGGAAACCGCACCTCATGAAACTGCATGCTCTTCCCTCCTTACAGGTTGCGCTGGCCAGCACCCAGAACCCGGCCCATCTGCGCCGCGATCTGGCTCTGCGACCGCCGGAAGCCCTGCACATCGGGCGTCGAGATGTTCATGACCACGTTCACCGGACGCCCCCCGCCACCGCCGCGCACACCCAGCTTGCCATCCGGCCCGCGCGCCAGTGGCATGATCGCCTCCGGCCCGGCCTCGCCCATCAACCCAACACCGCCCCGCATCGGAAATGTGGTCGGCCCGCTGATCACGCCGCCATCCGCAAACGGCATCACGCGACCCTGCGCAAAGCTCGCGCCATCGGCAAAGGGCAGCAGGTTGCTGATCCCCTGCATGACCATCCCGCTCAGGTGTTCCTTCACAGGGTTCACCGCCGCGCGGTAACTCGCCCCGATCATCGACTGCGCGATCGAACCCAGCGCATCCGACAGCTTCATCCCGTCGAACACCACGCCATCGATCGCCCGGCTCAAACCCCGGTTCAGCGCGCCTTCCAGCTTGGACGCATCCTTGCCGGTCTCCGACAGCGCCCCGCGCACCTTCGCCATCTCGGCCTGAAACCCGCCCGCCATGCTCGACGCACCCGCAAGCGCCTCTTCCAAAGCGCTCACCTGCGCCTCGAAGCCGTCGATCCCGTCAAGTTCAATCATCTCGGTTTCCCCGCTTGTCCGGATAGGCCGCCATCAACGCGTCCAACCCGCTTCGCCCCAAAGGCGCTGACCCGCCTCCCAACAGCAGATGCAACTCTGCCGGGGTCAGCGCCCAGAACTCCGCCGGACGCAGACCCAATCCGCGCATTCCGGCGCGCATGAGCGACGGCCAGTCGAACCGGCTCACGCCTCACCCACCGGCACAAAGGCCCGCGCCAGCAATTCCGCCGCCACCCGCGCCGCCATCAGCGGCCCGCCTTCGATCTCCGCCGCCAGCAAATCCGCCGCCGTCCCGCGCCAGCCCCCGCCGCGCAATCCGGCGACGATCAGCGCCAGTACATCCCGGCTCGAACAGGCGCTGCCCTCGAACCGCGCCACCAGATCGACCAGCGTATCGGCCTTGAGGCCCGCCTCCAGCTCCGCCAGCGCCCCCAGCGTGAGCCGCAGCACATGCGGCTCACCGTCGATCACCAGCGTCACCTCTCCGCGCCAGGGGTTCGCCATGCTCAGACCGCCGCCGTGAACGCCACGACACCGGCCGAGGCCAGCGACAGCTCATAGGTCGCCTCGCCATTATGCGACCCGGCATAGTCCAGCCCCGTCACCTGGAACGGTGCCTGCACCACGCCGAAATCCGGGATGATCACCTGGAACGCGGGCGTCTGGCTGTCGAAGAAGATCTGCCGCGCGCGCTCGTCCGTGCTGGCATCCTTGAACACCCCGGCCCCCGAGATCGCGACACTCCGCACCCCGGCCCCCGCAAGCAATTCGCGCCACCC